CGTATTCAAAACAATTAACAGTAAGATTATCAACGAAGTAAGCGCGTACATAGAAGACCCCATGACCGCTACGTCATTTAGCGAACATGAACAAAAACGTAAAATCAATCGGGAGGTAATTACTGCAGAAATTATCTATTATTGGATGGTGGCTTTGCAAATACCGATGGAATGCCAGAAGTGGCACCTTAACCGATTATTAACTTTAATCAATGTGTGTAACATAAAGAATCAACCCAAGAGAAAGATGGCAAGGAGTGAAATCGTAGCACGAAACAGAGCTCTTAATGCCGAACGACGACAACGCTTTGAAAGCGCGGGGTGATCTTATGATAACATTTAAACACAAAGGTAATTTTAAAAAAACTGAGAGATTTCTTTCGCAAGCCCAAAAGTTAAAGGTAGACTCACTTTTGAAACGATGTGGAGCAGAAGGGGTTGCTGCTTTAGCCGCCGGTACGCCAGTTGCGAGCGGTATAACAGCAAACTCTTGGGATTACAACATAACTAAATCAAAGTGGGGGTATACCATAACTTGGAGTAACTCACACAGGAATCAAGGTGCAAACATTGCAATTCTTATACAATACGGACATGGTACGGGTACTGGTGGATATATACCGCCGATAGATTATGTAAACCCCGCTATGAAACCTATATTTGATAGAATAGCAGAAGAAATCTGGAAGGAGGTATCTAATTTATGAGCTCTACTGTTGATAATCGAGTCGTTGATATGGGCTTTAACAACCAACAGTTTGAAAAGGGCGTAAAACAAAGTACGAAATCACTTGACGGCCTTAAAAAAAGTTTAGATCTATCCGAATCTGCAAAGGGTTTAAACGCGCTGAACGCCGCTGGTAAGAACGTGCAATTGGGCAATATTGCTGATGGCGTAAAGTCAGTTTCGAATAGATTTTCTGCATTAGGTATTATTGGTATGGCAGCCTTAGCGAATCTTACAAATGCCGCAATCGAGTATGGTAAGAAGATGATTCAAGGATTTGTTAAGCCTTTGAAAGAAGGTTTTGCAGAGTACGAAATACAGATGAATGCGATTCAAACCATACTTGCGAACACCGAAAAAGCAGGCACAAATCTTACTGATGTAAGCGAAGCTTTGGATGAACTAAATACCTATGCCGATATGACGATTTATAACTTTACTGAAATGACAAGGAATATTGGTACATTTACTGCTGCGGGCGTGGATTTGGACACCTCAGTTTCTGCGATTAAAGGTATTGCTAACTTAGCCGCAGTTTCTGGTTCAACCTCCGCACAAGCAGCAACTGCAATGTATCAATTATCTCAAGCGTTATCATCCGGTACCGTAAAACTTATGGACTGGAACTCGGTAGTTAATGCTGGTATGGGTGGTCAAGTATTCCAAGACGCTCTTATGGAAACAGCTAGAATTCATGAAGTTGCCATCGATGATATGATTGAAAGTGAAGGCAGTTTCAGGAATACACTAGCGTCCGGTTGGTTAACAAGCGAAATTCTATTAGATTCACTTAGTAAATTTACAGGTGATCTAACGGAGCAACAACTTGTATCCCTGGGATACAACGAAGAACAGATTAAAGGCATTATGAGACTTGGCGAAATGGCCAATGATGCCGCAACTAAAGTAAAGACATTTACCCAGTTAAAGGACACGTTACAGGAAGCATTAGCGTCCGGCTGGACTCAAAGTTGGCAGATTATCATTGGTGACTTTGAAGAGGCTAAATCACTCTTTACTGGAATCAGTGATACCTTGGGTGAAATGATAGGAGCTTCCTCAGATGCACGAAATGCTGTGCTTCAAAGTTGGAAGGATGCAGGGGGAAGAGCTGCAATGATTGATATTTTGTGGAACTCTTTCGATGCATTACTGGCGATTATGGCACCAATCACGGAAGCAATGCGTGATATTTTCCCCGCGGGAGATTTGGGCTTAAAGTTAGCTAACATCACTAAAGCGATCGAAGCATTCACAAAAACTTTAATCATAAATGAAGAAACAGCAGACAAAGTTAAACGCATGTTTAGCGGTGTGTTTGCAATCTTCGCGATAGGCAGAGATGTTATATTAGGTCTATTAACTCCTTTGTTAGATCTTGCTAAAGGTGTATCTTTAGACGGTGGTGGACTTCTCGATTTCCTGGCAAATCTTGGAGATCGGATAGTCGAGTTCCAAAAGACTGGAAACATTGCTGAATCTATCTCGAATGCGTTATATTTGGCCATAGATAAGGTCAGAGAGTTTGGCGTTGAAATCTGGTATGCTGTAGAGCGAATCAAAGAAAAAATCAAAGAAATTCGTACATGGCTTGAAGGTATGTTTGAAAAGATCGATCTTGGGCCAGCTACAGATTTCTTCGATAAGGTTGAAATTCGGCTTGAGCCACTCACGCTTTTAGCAAAAGCTACAGTGGGTATTCTCGGTATAATGTTGAAAGCAGCAGCTGCGGTTTTACCATATGTGTTTAAACTAGCGGGTGCTGTTGCAGGATTTGTATCAGATTTAGCAGGACGATTACAAAGTGCAATGTCTGATGTGGACTTCATCAAGCTGTTTGATATGATCAATACTGCCTTAATTGGTGGTTTGTTATTTGCAATACAGCGGTTTGTTAGTAAGGGTGGAGGCTTATTAGATGAAGCTGGAGGCATGTTCGAGGGCATCACAGATGTACTAGATGGTGTTCGCGGATCGCTTCAAGCTTGGCAAATGCACCTTAAAGCAAAGGCGTTACTGTTAATTGCGGTAGCGGTTGGTGTATTAGCTATTTCCCTTGTAGCGTTATCTTTGATCGATTCAGCAAAACTTACAGTTGCTTTAGCTATCGTCACCGCTTTATTCGTAGATCTTATCGCGGCTATGACTGCATTTGGTAAGCTTGGTGGCGGAGGTTTCATACAATCGTTAGGTCTTGTTGCTTTAGCAGGCGCAATACTTATACTGAGTGCCGCTATGGGTAGGTTAGCTGAGATTGATCCGGGCGCAATGCAGCGTGGCTTAGGTGCCATATACGCATTAACCGCTACAATGATCATATTTAGCAAACTGATGAGCGGTGTCAGTACAGGGAACATCGTCAAAGGCGCAGTAAGCCTAAGCGTTTATGCGATTGCTTTACTGTTATTGGCGGTATCGGTTAAGAAGTTAGGAGAATTAGATCAAGAAACTCTTACAAAGGGTTTGATCGGGGTTGGTGCACTTCTAGCGGAGATTGCTATATTCATGCGTTTACTTGGCGACGGAAAGACAAGTATCGCCGCAGGTTTAGCCATGATCGGTATGGCAGCAGCTATAATGTTAATGGCTGAGTCAGTAGAAAGATTCGGTAAGATGGATGTTGCTGTTCTGCAGCAAGGTCTCTTAACGCTCGGTGTTATATTTGCCGAGATTGCTGCCTTTACCCGACTTGTTGGGGATGGGAAACGGATCATTGCTACTGCAATTGGTATGACAATCATAGCCGCAGCTATGTATATCTTGGTGGATATCATGACGAGGATCGCCAAACTATCCTGGGAAGAAATTGCCAAAGGGTTAGTTGGTATGGGTGGTGCTTTATTGATTATCGCCGCAGCTGTACGGGCGTTACCAAGAAACATGCTCTTGCAAAGCATAGCGCTTGTTGCTGTGGCTGGTGCACTTAGTATATTAGCAGATGTACTAGAACAGATGGGTGGAATGGATTGGATCGAACTTGGTAAAGGGTTATTAGCTTTGGCTGGTGCCTTACTGATAATCACTGTTGCCCTGTACGCCATGTCCGGAACGCTTGCTGGTAGTGCAGCTCTCATAATTGCTGCTGGTGCGTTATTCGTACTAACAAATGTTTTGCAAACACTGGGCGGAATGTCCCTTTCCGAGATTGGTTTAGCTCTGTTGGCTTTAGCTGGTGTATTCATCATCTTAGGTCTTGCAGGTGCTTTACTAACTCCTGTTGTCCCATCGTTGTTAGGTTTGGGTGCTTCCATGTTCTTAATTGGTGCAGGCTTAGCCTTAATAGGCGCAGGCATATTTCTCTTTGCTACTGGTTTAGGACTACTTGCTGCTAGTGGAACAGCTGCAGCGATAGTGATCGTCGGTATGGTTACGACCATATTGGGTTTAGTTCCGATAATTATCAATACGCTAATAGATACTATAATCATCTTCGCGAAAGGAATTGTCAGGGCGACTCCCGTTGTGGCTAAAGCTATTACCGGATTGCTTCTTGCGTTCTTGCAAATCATCATTGATATAACGCCAAAGTTGTACAAAGCTCTTGATAAGTTGCTGACTTCTCTTATTCAACTAATAAAAGATCATGTCCCAGACTTTATTGAGGTTGTGGTCGATCTGTTAATTACGTTGTTACAAGAAGTTGCAGCGCATGTCCCAGAGTTCTTTCAAGCAGGTTGGGATATTCTTATTGGATTCTTAAAAGGTATTCAAGATAATATCGGAGAAGTTGTAGACGTTGTCGTTGATATTGTCATAGAGTTCCTCCGTGCTGTCGGCGAAAAGTTACCCGTTATTATCCAATCTGGTTGGGAATTGATGCTTAACTTTATCAACGGT